GGAACTTGCCAACCCGTGAGTATACCAACTCGTAACGAAAGTTGTCCCAGTAAGCCAACCACCAAGAGCAAGGTAAGCAGTGGGAAAAAGAAGAAGTCCAGACCAGCCAACAAAAACGAAACGGTCTCTCTTAAGCCAGTCGTCGAGTACATCGAACCATCCCCTTTGTTGAATTGGTTTTGAAAGTGTAGAAGAAGTCATAGCCTCCTTTTGTTATTTCTCATATTTATCTTAACATTTTTTAACAAAGAGGTCAATGAGTATTAGTGCTCATCCCTATGCCGTTTAACATACTCAATCATATTTCTAATTAATTCAACATCTTCATTTACATAACCAATAGTTCTGTTGCAGACATTGCAGAGAAGTCCACGAACCTCACCAGTTTTATGATTGTGGTCAACATAAAAAACATCTACTCCACCACCTCTACCAGATTTTCTACCTTTCGGGTCAGTGGAATTGCAAATAGCACACTTATGCCCTTGCTTTTCTAACAGAGTATTATATTCCTCAATACCAATACCATAAACTCTTTTCAAATTTTCATCCCTCTTTTTTACTGGGTCATAATTTTCTTGTTGCTTTTTTACATAACATTTTTTACATTTTCCGTGATGCCCATATGGACTACCATTTCTTACAGTTTGATAAAAGTCTGTAAGTGGTTTTAACTGATTGCAGATTTTACAAGTTTTCATAGTCGGTTTATTTGTTAAAGTTATTATACCATAACTTTAAGTATTTAGCAATAAAAAAGACCCCTTTCGGGGTCTCCGTTAGAAAATTCTAACTTATCAACCAATCGCAGGAGCAGTCAAGGCAACAGGAGTTGCTTCGGCAGCAGCGAGGTCCAGAGGAAAGTTATGGGCGTTTCTCTCATGCATCACTTCCATTCCGAGTCCAGCACGGTTCAGGACATCTGCCCAAGTGTTGAGCACACGACCCTGACTATCCAGGATACTCTGATTGAAATTCAGTCCGTTGAGATTAAAAGCCATCGTGGAAACACCAAGAGCGGTGAACCAGATGCCTACAACAGGCCAGGCAGCAAGGAAGAAGTGCAGCGAACGTGAGTTATTGAACGAAGCATATTGGAAAATAAGGCGTCCAAAGTAACCGTGAGCAGCAACGATGTTATAGGTCTCTTCTTCTTGACCAAACTTGTAACCATAGTTCTGGGACTCGTTCTCAGTGGTTTCACGAACCAGCGAGGAAGTAACCAGAGAACCGTGCATTGCACTGAACAGAGAACCACCGAAGACACCAGCAACTCCAAGCATATGGAAGGGGTGCATCAGGATGTTGTGCTCTGCCTGGAACACAAGCATGTAGTTGAAAGTACCAGAGATACCCAGAGGCATCGCATCAGAGAACGAACCTTGACCGAAAGGATAGACCAGGAACACTGCACTCGCAGCAGCAACAGGTGCGCTATAAGCAACACAGATCCATGGACGCATACCAAGACGGTAGGAAAGTTCCCACTCACGACCCATATAAGCATAGATACCGATCAGGAAGTGGAACACAACCAGTTGGAAAGGACCACCGTTGTAAAGCCACTCATCTAGGGAAGCAGCTTCCCAGATGGGGTAAAAGTGCAGTCCAATAGCATTGGACGAAGGAATCACAGCACCAGAGATGATGTTGTTTCCGTACATGAGTGAACCAGCAACGGGTTCACGGATACCATCGATATCCACAGGGGGAGCACCGATGAATGCGATGATGAAGCAAGTCGTAGCAGCAAGCAGACAGGGAATCATCAGAACGCCAAACCAACCCACATAGAGGCGGTTATCGGTTGAAGTAACCCAGTTGCAGAACTGTTCCCAAATATTCGATTGTGATTTTTGACGTGAAAGAGTAGCAGTCATTTGTAATAAACAGGTAGTAAGACCATCAGGGAAATGGTGGAGATACTATGCTCCCCGCACCCTTAGCGGGGATATGAGAGACGTAATTTATACACCCATAGGTCTCGGTTAGCGGGTGTTGCAAACATTAAGGATTTGTTACATTCTTTAACGTGTTGATGTATTTATATTAACACAAAAAAACACCCCCGTCAAGGGGGTGTGCCAGTTTTGGAATTGTCCTACTTGCTATAGACTCCTCTTGGGAACACTTGTCCTGTTTGAGGTCTTCTTCCTGTTAAGAATCCAGGTCTTGTTTCATTAAAACTAATATCTCTATTTTCCTGAACTGGAATACTATTATTTACGGTAAAAGTTGTCTGAACTCCAACTGGAGAAGTTGAAGCAAATCCAACAACAGCAGTTCCTAGATTAGGAATTGAAAAATCTGCCATCAGACCTTCCTCGCACAGAAGAGAATTCCAGCGGTCTCATTGGACTTGTTATAAGAACCAGTAATCACAGTATAAACTTCAGAACCACTGATTGTGATTGTATCTCCCTGTTTGATATCTTGTCCCGATGCAGTTAGTTTGAAATCAATCAATACAAAATCATCAGGCATATAATAAGGACAAGGAATTAGATTTCCATTAATAGGAATACCTTTAATTACAGATGCATATGTTGTAATTGGATATCTATTTCCATAAGTTCTTGTGGAACTCTCAATGGTTAAAGTTCCTGTATTTTTAAAACTACTATTCCTTGAAAAGATTGTTGCTTCATTAGAACTAGGATCTTCATAGTCATTACCAGCAGTTCCACCTCCAGTCGAATTTGTATATGACGTTTGAGATGATGCTATTGAATAATTTTGAGCAGCCAGTCCATAGCGACTATTTTCACTATAAATCTGAGACCATCCTGCTTCTGCTGATCTTAAGCTTATATTCTGTTCAGTAAGATACTTCATTCCAGTTAGATAAGTTCTAAATCCAAGATGAGCAGAATCTCCACCATTTGTATTAATAGAAGGTCTAGGCATAACAACAGTAAGTCCAGCAGAAAATACTTCATCAAAATTATATAAACTTGAAGTGAAATTATGGACAATAAATGTTGAAAACGTACTATCGTTCAGTGTTCCAGAGACTGTTGGTTGTGAATAGGAAAGAACGGCAAAATTAGGATCAATACCAGAACGATAAATGTTTAGATTAAGGTCATGAGTTGTTGGTGAGTTTAATGTTGCAAATCTAAAAACATCTTCATATTGTGCAGAAATTTGTGCATAAGCATCATTGGATCGATCCAATGATGTCTGAGTACCTAGCGATTCTCTAGAGATATCTAAAAATTCTGTTCCCCTAAAAGAATCTCTATAGTATCCACCTCTATTGTTAACGTTATCTACATTGTATGGGAAAAATGATGATCCAGCAACTAATGTCATTTGATAGTTACTATAAACCTTAAATCCCCTATAGGTTACTCCAAATCTTTTGTTTGTATCAAAGTCCTGTTTTAATACTCCCCAAGGACGAGTGCTATCATTAGAAGGTGTGAAGTTTTTATCAAAAAATTGATTGGTTGATCCATATCCAACTGGAGATGCACCACCATCAACATTTACAGTAATTCCTATCGCAACCGCAGATCCGCCACCAATATCAGCAGCAGATAGAGTTACATATTCTCCTTGAACATAATTTTCTCCTGGACGATTGACATAAACAGCAGATATTGAACCACTAGTTCTACTAATATCAAATGTTGCTCCTGTCCCAATACCAGTTGTAGTTGCGACAGGAACATCATAATAATATGTACCAGAAGATCCAACCGTTCCACCACCACTATAAGAACTAATACTGGTCACAAGTCCTGATATCTGAGTTCCGTGCAATTCTAACCAAGTGAATGCTTGCTCCAACTGATCAATCACATCAGTTCTTGCCCATCCTACTGATTTTGTAAATGTTGTAGTCGTAATAGCCATTTGTTACTTATGCCTCCAGTTGAAGAAGTGTTAGATTTACAGAAATACTTGAAGTGACTCCAGAAAGATTCGTGATTGCTGCATAAACTGTAGTATCAGCAGGGTTATTCAAATTACCACCCATTACAAAAGGAGATATGATTTGCGTTGTTGAAATGCCTGTGGTGATAACCTCAGCAATCACTCCACTTCCAGGTGATGGATCAATACCAATCGAACGAGAGGCATCAGCAGAGCGAGATGCACTATCAGTATATAGTCTCAACCAACCTGCAGTAGAAAGACCAACCTTCATTAATGAGTAAGACTTAAATCCAGTAATATTAGTATTGCCAATTCCATTATTTGGAATTGATGTTGTAACTCCAGATACTATTGTCCTTGATTTAAGAGTATTAGATCCAGAGAATGATGTTGCTGTGACTACACCAGTAAAGGATGCTTGAGTTCCAAATAAAGACGCAGAATGAGTGGCAATTCCAACAAATGTAGAAACACCAGAAACACTTAATTGGTTGGTAAAGGTAGTTCCATTGATTGTTACACCAGCACCGAGAGTTTCAAACTTTTTAACATCATCATAATAAAGTTCGTTGGCACCATTCGCAACAAATCTTGCAATACCACCACCAGTTGAAGCATTACTAATATAAAATTCTGCATTATCAAGTAATTGATATATAACTCGACTTCCTCCAGTTCCACCAGTCTGTTGAAAATTGAAAGTTACATCATCATTAGCAGCACTATATGAGAGTGAAAAAACATTTTCATCAGTAGGTGTTTTTAATGATAAAATTCCATTGTAAATATCGACATTAGTTCTAAATGTAGAAACACCAACAACATCCAGTTGCTTAGAAAATAAAGTAGATCCAGTAACTGTAGTGATTCCAGCAAATGTAGAAACACCAGAAACATTTAGATTACTTAAATTTGTCTGTCCTCTAACATCCAAGTCCCCTGTTGGAACTGTCGTGCCTATACCAATTGATTTTCCAGTTCCAACAATAATATTGGAGGTTACCTGACCACCAATGGTTACATCTGTGCTGATTGCGACAGTGACAGCATTAAGATTTAAATTATTAGGACTAGTTAAGTTTGGAGTGCCAGAAGCACCAATCAGATCTATCTGTTTTACTCCAAATTTCTTATCTGCCATTTCTCTTTTTTAAGTATTTAGGATTGGGTGAATAAAATGCCAGACATCTGGACACCAGAAATTGAACTCTGCTGATTAGTTGCAAAAGGGTTTCGAAGGACTTTCTTAGGAGCACCTCTCAAACTACCATTACCACGAACATTATAAGAATCATTAGTACTAGATGCAGAATCAAAAGTAGCATTATAAGTCTGTGACCAATATCCCGTAGAATTTGGGTCTGGATATGGATCTGACAAATTGATTTCTACACTTCCATGTCTATCTAACCACTCATGTACATCTGCTTGCGTTGCTTTTCGATTTGATTCAAGATACAAAGCAATTGCTGAACAAGTATTTGGTCCTGCAGAGCTGGTGCCATTAAACCAAGTATCATAAAAAGTTATATTATCCTGTCTCGCAAAATCTTCATATGTGGATGTATATCCTGCAGCCATGGTCATTTCTGCAGGTGCCCAAACATTAATCATTGGACCAGAGTTAGAATAACAAACTCTCCTGATTGCATATGGAGTAGATCCTTGCTTTGAATCTGCTGGCTCTACAGAACAATCTAAAGCACCCACTCGTATAGTTCCTTTTTTCCTCTCATGAATGCCAGTGAATCCTCTACTAACCCCCCCACAACGATTAACATAATTCGTTGTGGAACTATACCAATTATTAAAATCTACATCAGTTTCATCAGAAAACTTTTGATTTTGATTTCCTGCAGATGTTACAACGATACATCCAGCAGCAATGGCATTTTCTGCTGAAGCACTTGTTGTTGCAGAATGTGGAGTATATTCACCGCTGCCAGAATAAGCAGATAAAGCGGTTCCCCCACCAGTATTATAAGTAAAAGATTTTGTATTTCTGCAAGCACCAGCATTTGCCTGAACAGTGAAACTACTTCCATTGCCAGTATAACTTAATGTTGCACCTCGATATCCATGACTATATGGAGTACCATTTGTATTACCAGTTGTTGAAGTCTGACCCCAACTATTATTAATAATCGTAGGATCTGGATTTCCATTCTGAGCAATTCTTTTTGCCTGGTGCCAAATAGTACAAATATCCAGTGCTGATGACCCAGCAATATATCCACCTACTCCACTAAGAGAAATTCTAATATTCCATAAGTTGCACTCAAATGCTAATCCAAAAGATTTACCACCGATTTGAGAAGCACAAGCAGTCCCATGACCATCAACCAATTGATTACTACTCGCATTAGAAGTTTTAGTTGCTACATGAGGAACAGTATATAAAGCAGTTACCGAAACTGTTCCTAAACTTTGAAACGCAGCAGAGCGACTAGCTGCAGTGCTCCACCATGCAGCAGCTGCAGTTGTCACAATACCAACTCCAAGATTCACGCCATCCACAATCTTAGTATAAGTTAAACCCCTACTTGTAAAGTAATCAGGATCAACTTTATATGGACCATCAAGAATTACATCTTTAACTCTATAAGTTCCATCTGGACTTTGAAATTCTGGATGCAAATGAGCAACTCCAGAATCAATAATGACTGCATCAACTCCTCTACCCGTCAAAGAATATTCAACATCACTCTCAGCATACGTTGTGCTAGTAACACCAACTCCTTTAAATGGCAAACTCGTGGGATTAGTAACAAATAAGTGAGACCAATTAGAACGAGTCTCATTTAGAAAATAAGTTGTCTCAGTATCAAAAGCAGCGACTAATTCAGGTTTATTAAATGCAATTGGTTTTTTATATCTTAGAGTATCGGTCGATTGTGGTTGCGGATACTTTTCTGGATTCAATTCCACACTTTCAATTTTAGGATGAGACTTGAGAACTTCTGCCTCTTCCTGACTCATCAAATAAATCGAAGTTCTAAGAGAATGTTCTTGAGTGTTTATGCAGGGTATTGCCCTATTTGGAATTCCATCAATCTCATTTTCATTGATGATGTAACCATGAATCTCTTCCCAATCTCCAGCATCCTCAACAACAACAATATATTCATCAATAGGGTCTGGAGAATACTCTATGACAGGAGTTTCTGGAGATAGAACAATCTCAACATCTTCTGATATGGGAAGTAATCGTGTCATATTAGAGTAGTGTAGTTCTTACAAATCTATAGGTTGTTAATCCTGTAACACCTGCCTCTGGAGTTGCTTGTAATTTACACACTCCAGCAGAGACTGTAGCTCCAACAGAAACAACAATCGATGGGTCATACATGATTGCATATTCTTGTGAATATGCGGTGGTTCCGTTTTGCATGACAAGAACTTTCTGAGATTGAATATAAGTTCCATATCCAACATGGAGTGTATATTCTGCTGTCTTAAAGTCAGTTGTTGCGATTGTAAAGCTATCAATATCAGTTGCAACTCCAACAGTAGAATTGAAGGTTCCAAATCCTGTTGATACTCCGTATCTCTCAACTTGTAGTTTTGATACTGGATTTGTTGTAGCAATGCCAACATTGGAAAGTGTATGAATGCCAACGCCAGTTGCTACCCAGTAAGATTCTCCACCCCCACCACCAGCTCCTGCAGGTCCTTGAACACCCTGAATTCCTTGGGCGGCGGCAGAACCTGCTATACCCTGTGTTCCCTGGGATCCAGTAATACCTTGAATTCCTTGTGTTGCTGTTCCAGTAGTTCCCTGAACACCTTGAGTTCCTTGAGTTCCTGCTCCAGTAATACCTTGGATACCTTGAGTTCCCTGAGTTCCTTGAATACCTTGAATACCTTGAATACCTTGAGAACCTTGTGTCCCTGCACCAGCGATGCCCTGAATACCCTGAGTTCCTTGAGTTCCTGTTCCAGAAATACCCTGGATTCCCTGAGTTCCTTGAACACCCTGAATACCTTGAGTTCCTGCTCCAGTAATACCTTGGATTCCTTGAATACCTTGGATACCTTGAGTTCCCTGTGAAGCTTGTGTTCCTTGGACACCCTGAACACCTTGGGTTCCCTGAATACCTTGAGAAGCAAAGGCACCATCATTTCCCTGAATACCCTGAGCACCAGGTCCTCCAGTTGCCCCACCAGTTCCCTGAGAACCTTGAATCCCTTGACTTCCAGTTCCAGTTGTACCCTGAGTTCCATTAGAACCCTGAGTACCTTGAATACCTTGAACCGTCGCATCAGAACCCTGAACACCTTGAGTCCCTTGAACACCTTGCCCACCAACAACACCTTGAATACCTTGATATCCTTGGGCAGCTGCTTCACCTGATATTCCCTGATTTCCCTGAGTTCCATTAGACCCAGCGACACCTTGAATACCTTGATATCCCTGGAAAGTTGCAGATCCATCATTTCCCTGGACACCTTGACCACCTTGAAGACCCTGGTTACCCTGAACACCTTGAGAACCAGTTGCACCATTGGCACCTTGGATTCCCCCAGAACCTTGAGTTCCACCCTCACCCTGAACACCCTGAGTTCCTTGAGTTCCTGCCCCTATAGTGCCCTGAATACCCTGAACACCTTGACGACCTTGTGTTCCTTGAGTTCCACCGTATCCCTGAACACCCTGAATACCCTGGCGTCCTTGTGACCCCTGAGTACCTTGAGTTCCTCCAGAACCTTGAGTTCCTGCTGTACCTTGAGCTCCAGACCCAGTAACACCTTGAATACCTTGAGTTCCTTGAGTACCGCTATCCCCCTTATCACCAGTTCTAGCAAAAGTAATAATTACATCTTCATCGTTAGAAAATGAAGAAGCACTTGCGGTGCTTATACCACAAGGAATTTTAAAATATCCTGTTCCTTCTACACTTGACCCAGTAATAACAAATAAAGCAAAATCAGAAGCGTTTGATTTATTTGTTATTCTAAAATGACCCTTTATTGATGAAGTAGAATCATCAATCGTTCTTAGATAATCCTGAATATCAGTAGCATTATCATCCTGGTCATCAATATAAAGTTCGGTTGCTATACCGACAGAAGCATTGTTTAACTTTAATCTACCAGATCCAGGGTCTGTATCTGAAGTATTAGAGTCAAAAGTAAAGTCAAATGTTACGCCACCAAAATTACCAGTAGTTCCCTGAATACCCTGAACACCTTGAGTTCCTTGAATTCCTTGAACTGTTGATGCACTACCTTGGATACCCTGAACACCTTGAGATCCATTTGTTCCACCTACACCTTGGATACCCTGAACACCTTGAGTTCCATTTGTTCCATTTGCGCCATCTACACCTTGGATACCTTGAATACCTTGAGTCCCTGGACCACCGCCACCTACTACTGTCTCAAATACAAATTTTCCTAAAGTATGATCATACTTTAAATACTTACCATCATAAGCAGAAGCATTTGTTGCAATACCAACAACGTCATCAAGATACTTTAGTTTAGTTTCACCACCGCCACCAACTGTAGCAATTTGCTCCTGAATAC